CTAACATCAGCTATCAATATTTTACCCAACAATTACGGCAAAATCAACGCCATGGGGCTTATGCCTGGCGTGGGTGTGACTACTCGGACAATCGTGGTAGAAGAGAAGCACGGGATCCTGAATCTAATAAAAGCGCTTCCTCCCGGCTCCCCTGGAGCGCAAAACACAACCGGGAAAAGAAAAGTTAGGTCTTTTGTAATCCCACACCTGCCCTTGGAAGAAACGCTCCTTCCTGACGAGTATGACGGTGTACGGGCGTTCGGGACTGAAAATGCCATGTCACCATACGTTTCAGTTTTGAACGACAAATTACAAACGATGAAAGACAAACATGCAATTACTCTTGAGCATTTACGAATGGGAGCACTCAAGGGCATTATTTTAGACGCTGATGGATCGACTCTCTACAATTTGTATACAGAGTTTGATATTTCTCCCAAAACAGAAGTTTTTGCGCTCGGTACGGCAGGAACAAAGGTCAGAAACAAATGTTTAGCAGTCTCTCGGCATATCGAGGAGAATCTCAAAGGTGAGGTTTGCTCAGGCGTTAAAGTCCTTTGCTCGTCTGGTTTTTTTGAAGCACTTATCGACCATGAGAATGTCAAAGCCGCTTATGCAAATTACGGAGAAGCAGCGGATAGGCTTGGTGGAGATCCCCGAGATGGGTTTAAATTCGGCGGTTTGAATTTTTCCGAATATATCGGCAATGCACCTGATGCTGACGGGAATATCCGCAAATTCATTGCCGATGGTGAAGCTCATGCTTTCCCTATCGGCACAAGAAATACCTTTAAAACCCATTATGCCCCTGCTGATTTCATCGAAACAGCCAACACTCGTGGGCGTGAGTATTACGCAAAACAGGAACCTCGGAAATTTGGGAGAGGTATCGACATACATACTCAGTCTAATCCGTTACCTCTTTGTCAGCGCCCCGGTGTCCTAGTTAAGCTAACTGTGGCATAAATGACTGATACGATTGAAAAAAAAGCGGCTAGGGATATCATGTTAAAGCGTGGTATCTCTGCTGTTTACACGTCTCACGACCTATCGACTGTGGATTTGAGTTGTCTTGTGTGGATCAACCATGAGTCATTGCTGCAGCCTAGCGGTGTGGACGTGGAAGTGATCAATGTCGGGACGACGATCGAAGCGTTGGTTGAGGTTGTTGGATCTCCACTTTCTGGTAGCATTTTTTCAGTTGATTCTGTGACATATACAGTCAAGCGAATAGAGTTCAATGACAGTACATGGGTACGGATGTGGGTGACAAATGGCAATTAATATTGACACATCAGCATTAGAGCAAGTCCACGATCTCGTGAGAGGTATTCAGGACGGCTACAAAAAAGTACTTGTAGGCGCAATAAACACCACAGCAACAACGGTAAAAGTCCAGGCCGTGGCCAGAATCGGTAATAAATTAAACCTCAAAGCAGCCAGGATTAAGAAAGATTTTACAATTGTCAAAGCCAACTACTCAAGCCTGTCAGGTGCAGTCAAGGCCGCGGGTGAGCCGGTGGGGTTAGCTAGTTATGGAGCGAAGCAAACCCAAAAAGGTGTCTCGGTGAAAATTTTTCAAGAGGGAGGTAGGATTTTATTACGGCACGCCTACATTGCCAAGGGACGCGGTGGATTGTTTCACGTATGGTGGCGTGATACTCCACGTTCATCTCTCCCGACTCCAAAGAGGTTCCCTGTCGGTAAAATTGCACCCAGAGCGCCGTGGTCTAAATTCGGAGAAGACGAAGAGTATACAAAGCCAATTGAAAGACTAAACGGCCCCAGAATTGAGGATATTTATGCACGGATGGATGTTTTAGAGCCGATTGAAACCCAGGCAGCTCATTTGTTTGTGCAAAATGTAGGCAAAAAAACAGATGAAGTGCTCAGGAGGTTTGGTTAATGGCTGACACGATCAGGGAGCAAATCATATCTGCATACTACACACGGCTTGCAGCCTGGACAAAAGCCAACGGCTACTCACATAATTGCGGAGCATCAGCATACAGAGCCGTTCCTCACATCGACGCATCAGTGCTGCCAGCCTGTGTCTTATGGCCGAAAAACGAGACAGTTGAGCAAAGATACGGCCAAAACGTTTGCGAAATGCCTGTCGAACTGGATGTGGTAGTTGACCCGGGAGAAACTAACCCTTCAATTATTCAAGAGCGGTTGCTCGGAGATGCAATCAAAATAATGACAGACCCGGCAGTTGAAGTGTCCGCATTAATTGAGGATATCACATATACCGGGGGTGGCCCGGCTAGCGAAAACAAGCCCGAAGACCAGACCACAGCAATCAAGGCAAATTTTAAGATACAATATGAAACTTTGACTGGCAATCCATACAGTCAGTAAAAAATAGGAGTAAAAAATGGCAACAAGTAAAAATGCAAAAATGATGTATGAATCCGGTCAAACGTTCTATGATTATGCCGTAATGACGGATTCAGGAGACCACAAAGTTCACACGGTGTCTGGCGGCACGATATTTTCCGGCAAAGACAGCGCGGATGTGATTGTCAGGCCCAACGGAGTAGTGACAGGCTCGAATCTTTGTTCTCCGCATGCAGACGACAACAAAATTGCAGTTGCGGCTTTCACGGCATATTCACAAGGTACGGAGTACGAGGTAGTAGCTACCACAGCAACAGTCACAAGACCAGCTACAAACGTCTCCAAAATATGCTCAATCACAATGACAGATGCCGGAGCAATCGCAGTGATTGCCGGAACAGACGGGACAACCACGGCATTTTCCGAAACCCGAGGTGCTGCAGGTGGCCCTCCTGAAATTCCAGCAGATTCAGTGGAGATTGCACAGTGGAGAGGTGTAACATCAGCAGATGCAGCAGTCACAGCAGCAGAAATCAAACAAGTCCCTGGCACTCATCACGAGCGTTTTGATCTGCCAACTTGGACAGTGAAAAATATTGGTGACGGGGCCGCAGCAGCTACAACAGCTCAACAAAAAGCCCATGTCGAATTTGACTCGGAGTTGCCAGCAATTCACACCAGCGGCGCACACAAGCTCGTTTACATCTCATATTCAGCACCGATTTTTGCGGATGCCGGGAAAGTAATGGATTTCGCTCCGGCGGAAAACTCACATTCTCTTTCGTCTACACAATACTATGGCGGTACTGTGGGTTCTGTATCCTCTAGCATCGGGCAGGCGTCGTTTAATGCTTTAATGGGTGATAATGTCACTGATGCACTCGTGGGGCTTAAAGATGAAATATTAACATTCAAGTTTTTCCCCAATCGCAACAAGTCCCCCTATATCTTGACGCAAGGCATTATGGGAATGAGCCGCACGTTCCCTGTCGATAATCAAAATCAAGCGACAATCACGATTAGCGCTGAAAATCTCTCAGCAGAATATAGTAACTAAAAAAGAGGTTTATATGGGGTTTGATTTAGCAAAGTTTGAGAGCATGCAATTCAAGCACAGAGAGAAAGAAATTCCTGTGCCGGAGCTGAAGGACTTTTTCGACGAAAAAGGTCAGGTGTGGACAGTCCGAGGGCTTACGGGTGAGGAGTTGGCACGAGTCAATGAAGCTGTGACAAACAACACTGATATTTCATCTGTCATTTCCGCTGTGGCAGCTCAGGTGCCCGAGGGCAAGGTTAATGCTATCAAAGAGATGATGGGTATATCTGATGACAGTGTGCCAAACGATATTGTGCGTAGGATCGCAATGATAGTAATTGCCACAACGTCCTTTGAGTTTGCCCAGGATATGGCAGTGAAATTTTGCCGTGTATTTCCAACGACTTTCTATAAAATCACAAACGAAATCACCAGGCTGACCGGCTTAGGCCAGGTGGGGGAGTAGAGACCCTGTGGGAGGATCAAAATATCAGGTTGACATTGTCGTTAGCAGACAAATGGGGCAAGCCGCTATTTGAATTACTACCTGATAAATTCCCACAGGGGAGATTGACAGAATTAGAAATCGGGCTCTGGGCAAAGTTTTTTGATGAGAGAAAGGCAAACATGAGGTAATGAATGGGCGATCTTGAGCGGACAATTGACATAATTTTTGCCGGAGTTGATAATCTATCAGGTGAATTGAGAACGATGGGCCGCAACGTTGACGCATTTGGATCTGACCTGCAAGATATTGGACAGCCATTTGCAGATGCTCAAGCGAAAGTAGCACTACTCCAGGGGGCTATCCTCGGGCTCGGGGTTGCAATGATTACAGCCAGGGCAAACACCGAATCTGAAGCCCAGAAGATGGCTAACTCCTTGGGGTTGACTACACAAGAAGCTAAGAAATTTGGAAACGTAGCAAAAGATGTTTACCGGGCCGGGCTCCTAGACGATATCACACAAGCCTTTGATGCTGTCACTCTTGCTCAAAAAAAGTTTGGGGATGATTCAGACACAGACATCGGGAAAGTCGTTGAAAATGCTGCAAAAATAGCCAAAGCTTTTGATATTGATATAGCGGATGCTATGTCAGCGTCCAAAACATTGATGACTAATTTTGGCATCACATCTGATCAATCTTTTGATTTTTTAACGACCGGGTTCAGAGATGGCTTAAACGGTTCTGACGATTTCATCGAATCAATCAATGAATATTCCACTCAGTTCAGGGATGGTGGAGCAGATGCCGGGCAGTTCTTTACTGTCCTTTCAAACGGGTTTCAAGAAGGCGTGCTCGGCACGGACAAAGCTGCGGATTTATTCAAGGAGTTTCGGCTCAGAATAGTTGATGAATCCACCACAACCCGCGAAGCCCTTGAAAGCCTAGGTATTGATGTACCGGCATTTGAAGCGAATATGGCATCGGGCAAGACTACTGCCATGGAAGCCTTCACGGACATTATGGGCAAGCTCGGCGAAACCAAAAATAAGACAGATCAATTCAATCTCGCTGTTGCGCTCATGGGCACCCCATTTGAGGATTTAGGCACGACAGCAGGGCTTGCTCTATTGGACATCAAACACGATATCGAGGATATGGAAGGCGCAGCGTCAAATCTGACGTTCGGTGATGTTACAACTCAAATGACATCGGCATGGAGAACGGCAATTGGAGCTGTTGAGGATCTTGATGTCTGGGCTAATTTGGGAGCCAAGGCAGCAGATACAGCCGGGGATATTGCCGGGAATATCCAAACAGTGCTCAGGGATATGGATTTTTCGGGAGTCGAGCAAGCTTTCAACGAATTATGGGATACTATCTCCGGCATCTTTTCTGATGCGGATCTTGATTTGACAACGATTGAAGGAGTCGAGGAAGCAGTCAGAATTGTTTCAGAGTCGGTTGAATCAATTTTGAACGTGACAAAAGGCCAGTTTGAAATTTGGGGCCCCATTTTCATTGCTTTCAAAGAAATGGTTGATTCTTTCAACTCTATGGATTCAGGCACAAAAGAACTTGCGGGTAATATAATAGCGATCGGAGCTGGCCTGGTCACGCTGGGTGGAGCCGTTGCGGCAGGGGGGGCGTTGCTTAGCGGTTTATCAAGTTTGGTTGCTCTTTTAAGCGGCCCGGTTGGGTTAGCAGCAGCCTTTGCCGGCGCCTTATTGGCGTATAATAATTGGGCTAATGCGCCGATTGAGCAAGCAGCGGCCGCCAAAGATAAAGCGATTGAAGACCACGCAAAAGCCGTGAAAGACTTGACAGAGCAGCTTGACGGCATACCTCTCACAAAAACCTCCGAGGTTTTTCTACTCATTGAAAAAGGCGATCTTGATGGCGCTCAAGAATTGATCACAGAACTAACAGAAGAAGAAAAAGAAGTTCGACTTAAAGCCGAAGTTGACGCCAAAGAGCTTAACGAATTTAACACGAATCTCGCTGAAATCTCAGACGAAGCACAAGTCGAAATCACCGCGCTGATGAATGCCGGAAAATATGAGGAAGCGCAGCAACTCATAGAAGATCTTGGGGCCGGAAAAGAAATTGAGTTAGGTGTCAAAGTAGATTCCGCAGACATTACAGTAGCCAAAGAGACAATCTCCTGGTTTGATGAAAACGGCACTGAGCACAAAATAGAAGTCGCATCGGAAGGCGTTGACACAGCAAAAAAAGAAATTGAAAAAATTCCTACTACAAAAGAGCTTGAAATTATTCTCCAAGGCGAGATTGATAAAGACCTCGCGACCATAGAAACTAACGCCGAAAACCTACAAGCCGCTGTAGAATGGAAGGCAAAGCTCGACATTGCAGAAGCTCAGGCAGCAGCAGAGATATTATCAGCAGCGTTTGATGCTGCTAGTCAGTCAGTAGAGAACACGTCTCAAGCATCATCTAATATGTTCGACGCATTAGTCGAGAACATGAGCGGTCTATCAACAATGGACAAGTGGGCAATGCAGGACGTTTTAGACGATCAAATGGACATGCAGCAACAGGCTCTCGATATGCAAAAAGAATTGACAGAAGCACAAGCGGAATACCTTAGAGCCACGGCCGAAGCCCTGAAAAACGGGGATAGCTTGATCAAAATTGACGGAACCGGCCTATCTCCGGCACTAGAGATGGTAATGTGGGAGATAATAGAAAAAGTCCAGGTCAGAGCAACTGCTGAAGCATCTGAATTTCTGCTAGGGATATAACATGATATCAATCTCAACAACAACTGCAAGCA